ACGGCACGGTAACTTCAAGGCTGCAAAACAGTGGTGCGTTGCTATTTGGCACTACATCAAACCACTCCTTATTGCTGAGAACTAACTCGACAACACAAGCAACGCTGGATACCTCCGGCAACCTCGGTCTGGGGGTGACGCCGAGTGCTTGGGGAGCGGATTGGCGCGTTCTTGAGATGCAGTATTCGTCCGCAGGACAGGCAATCGCTGGTTTGTATCCGGTAATTGCTGCTAACGCATACAACAATGGCACCAACTGGATTTACAAGAACTCTGCACAGGCATCGTATTACTCACAAGTTCTTGGACAACACCGCTGGTTCAACGCCGCCTCTGGCACCGCAGGAAACGCCATCTCGTTCAGTCAGGTGATGACGCTGAGTGCTGCGGGTAGCCTCGGTATTGGCGTAAGCTCTCCCGGTTATCAACTGCACGTTAAAGGTACAGACGCATCTGCGACGGTAGAGTCTGCTGATGCAACTTCGGCTATGCGTATTAACGCGCAGTCGGGGTTGGCAATCCTTGAAACTATAACCAACACCGATTTACGAATTCGCACTAACTCCACCGAACGCGCTCGGATAGTTACCGATGGTTTGCAGATGGTCAAATCTATCGGTCTTGGCGGCACTGCGCCAAATTCATCCGGCGTAGGCATCACCTTCCCCTCAGCCCAATCCGCATCGTCCGACGCCAACACGTTGGATGACTATGAGGAAGGCACGTTCACGCCTGTAATTGTGGGGACAACAAGCGCCGGAACTGGAACTTACACACTTCAAGCGGGTTGGTACACGAAAATCGGCAATCAAGTATTTATTACCATCACAATTCGGTGGACTGCCCACACAGGCACTGGAAACATGAAAATAACTGGTTTGCCGTTCACTTCTAACAATGCAACGACAAATCCTGCAACTTACACATCGTACTTTGCAAACATTGCTTTGACCGCAAATAATGTTCCGGCAGCACTGCAAGATCAAGGAACATCCGAAATCAATTTGCGTCAGTTGCCTACGGGTGGAGGGGCTGCCACGAATGTGCCAATGGACACGGCTGGAGAAATTGAAGGATTAACCGGGTTCTATCGAGTTTAAAAAGGAGGCCATCATGGCAACTTACACCGAAGTCACATACATCAGCGAGTTCAACATCCAACGCAATGGATGTATCGGAGTTCGCAAGACCACCGAAGTGCTCAAGGACGGCGAGGTTATCTCATCGACCTATTGGCGCTGCGTCCTTGTGCCCAACGACCCGCAGGCTGCAGAAGTGCTGAATGAGGCTTACTACCTCAACATCGCCAATTACGCTTGGAGCCAACCGTCGCCCGTGCCGTATAACCCACCCGCAGGAGCATAAGAATGAACATCATCATCAACCAAATGGATCGCTTGTCCGTAGACGGATTCGTGACCGTGGTTCACTGGACTGTTACCAAGACATCTGGTGAATTCACTGCTTCTCAGTACGGCACCGAGAGCTTTGAGCCAGATGCGGCAGCGCCTGGCTTTAAGCCCTACGAGCAGCTGACCCAGGCCGACGTGACTGGCTGGCTCACCGACCGTTGGGGAACTGATGGCGTGGCAGCCAAAGAGGCCGCCCTGGACGCGCAGCTGGCCGCGTTGGCCAACCCGCCCGTGATCTCTGGCACTCCCTGGGGGCAGGCATGAAATTCGAGCTCGAGGAAAACGAAGCCGCTTTCATCATGCAAGTGATCGGCAACCTGCCGACGCAAAGCAATGCGCACCCGCTGTGGCAGAAGCTGGTGCAGCAGTTCAAAGAGCAGGCCAAGCCGGATGAGCCGGCGCCTGACAAGCAGTAACCTGGTCGAATTAGAAGGGGTCGACGATGAGTGCCGATGTGGACAGCCGCCTCACCACGCACGAGGCTGTGTGTGCCGAGCGATATGCTGGCATTAACGCGAGGCTGAAGCGCCTTGAGACCATACTCATTGGCAGTGCAGGCGCCATTATCCTGCTGCTTTTGGGGCTGGTGCTGAAAATCTAGGTGCTGCTGTGATCGACCCGATCACCGCAATGGCGGCCGTCAGCACGGCGGTCAACCTTATCAAGAAGGCCAGCAAGACTGTCGACGATGTCCGCTCGCTGGGTCCGCTGCTGGGCAAGTATTTCGACGCCAAGCATGAGGCTACCAAGGCCGTCAACCAGGCCAAGAAGAAGGGCGGCAGCAACATGGGCGCGGCCATCCAGGCCGAGATGGAGCTCATGCAGCAGCGGCAGTTCGAAGAAGAGCTGAAGATGCTTTTCTTCCAGAGCGGAAACGCTGACATCTGGCAGAACATCCAGATCCGCGTGGCACAGATGAACCGCGACGATGCGCTGGATGCCAAGCGCGAGAAGGAAGCCGCCGAGCGCCGCCGCAAGGCCATGGCGCAGGCAATCGAGACCGGCATCGGCGTGGTGCTGATCGTCGCCGCCCTGGCTGGCATGGCTTACATGGCGGTGCTGGGGTATCAGCACTGCAAGCAAACCAAGGAATGTGGATTCTGATGTTTAAAGCACCACCCTCCACCGCGTCGCGCTCGGAGCGCGAGGCCTACGTCAAGCAATGGGCTGCTCTGACGATCTCCATCTTCGCCCTGCTGCTGGCCGTCAACGGGATGTTCGGCGGCAGCAACTCGAGCAAGGTGCTCAACGGCACGATTGCGGCCAACAACTATTGGGCTTGGTTCCAGGCGAAGAACGTCAGGGCCACGATCTACGAGACGGCCGGCCACGAGGAGAAGGCTGCCAAGCAGCGCGCCGACATGGAGGAGATCTCGGCCAAAGCGCGGGATGCTGAGGCCCAACGCGACCTGGCCAAGCAGCGCAGCCCCTGGTTCTCCTATGCGGGCATGGCGCTGCAGTTGGCCATTGTGCTCAGCTCCGCGGCCATCCTGGCTGTGATGATGCCCCTGCTGTGGGCCAGCATCGCCGTCGGCGGTGCGGGTCTGTCTCTGTTCTTCTACGCCATGGTGATCTGATGCTGCCTATCGTCGCCTCAATCGTCTCTGGTCTCATCTCCAACGGCCTGCCCAAGGTGGCCGACGCCGTCATGGAGAAGGGTGTCGATTACGTCCAGCAGAAGCTGGGCGTGGAGCTCAAGCCAGAAGGCGACATGAAGCCCGACGACGTGGCCAAGCTCAAAGAAGCTGCCATGAAGCATGAGGAGTTCATGGCCGAGATCGACCTCAAGAATATGCAGGGCGCTCGGGATATGCAGCTCAAGGCCATGGAGTCTGACGACCCGCTGGTGCGGCGCTTTGTCTACTACTTCATCAGCTTCTGGTCGATCCTGGCTGCGACGTATATCGGCTTCATCACATTCGGCCAGATACCCGAAGACAACATCCGGTTTGCTGACACCATCCTGGGCTTCGTGCTGGGCACGATGGTGGCCTCGATGTTCCAGTTCCTGCTTGGTTCGAGCATTGGCAGCCGCAAGAAGGACGAGAAGAAGTGACGCCTGGCATTGACCAGCTGACGGCGGCCGGCCTCAAGCGAGAGGTGGCCGAGCGCTGGCTGCCTCATGTGCAGGCGGCCATGGCCAGGTTTGGCATTGCCTCGGTGCGCCAGGTCGCTGGCTGGCTGGCGCAGACCGCGCACGAGTCTGGCAACTACACATTGCTGTCCGAGAATCTGAACTATTCGGCAGACGGCATGGCGGCCATCTGGCCCAACCGGTTTGCGGTGCTGGGCGAGGACAAAAAACCGGTCAAGACCAAGGAGGGGAAGAACAGCCCCAACAAGTTCGCGCTGGCGCTGCACCGCAAGCCCGAGATGATCGCCAACGTGGTCTATGCCTCGCGCATGGGCAACGGCCCTATTGAGTCTGGCGAGGGCTGGAAGTATCGCGGGCGCGGCCTCAAGCAGCTGACCGGCAAGGACAACTACACGCGCTGCGGCCAGGCGCTTGGGCTGGATCTGGTGGCCCAGCCTGACCTGCTGCTGGAGCCCGAGGGCGCCGCACTGTCGGCCGCCTGGTTTTGGTCGGTCAACAAGTGCGGGCCCCTGGCTGATGCCGACGACTTCGTGGCGCTGACCAAGAAGATCAACGGGGGCACGATCGGCCTGGCAGACCGTGAGCGCCGGTATCGGGCGGTGCTCGCCGGCCTGGTCTACTGAGCAGCGCCCAGGGCGGCTAAGCGCTGGGACTGCGCTGCCGTGTGCCGCAGCCGCTTGGTGCTGTCAATGCTGCGCATGATTGACTCATTGGCCTCGCGGAACTCCCGCAGCTTGGTCATGCGCTCGCGGGGCTCATGCTTGCGTGAACGGGCGATTTTGTCGGCCATCTGTTCGTAGGCATCCTGCCAGGCGTCGAGGGTCTGGAGCACGGCCAGCGGCTTGTCCTGGCCGGGCGCCAGCAGCTGGAACCCTGACGGCGCGGGAGGGTCGAAGGCCTGGCCGTCAATGTCCACGGGCTCCGGGTCGCTGACCTGGGGGTCTGGGTAGTTCTCCTGGGTTGAGAACTCCATCTCCACGACCGGCAGCTCGACGCCCATGATCTCGGCCTCGGTCACCGACGGGGCCTCGAGCTCCAGGGGCGGCGGCTCTGGCGGCGCAATGGCATCCAGCGGGTTGGCCGCCTTGCGCGGGGTGATGTCCTTGATGGGGCGCTCGCGCTCCTCGGGGTAGTCCTGCGCCTCCTCGGCCGTGATGAGGCCCTTGAGCACGTCGGGGAAGGCGTCGCGCAGGGCGAAGCCGCGGGCGCGCATCTGCAGCATCCGCTTGGGGTAGGCCTGCCAGGGCCCTTGCTTGCCCCACAGACCGGCACGCCTGGCATCCTCGACAGAGAACGTGCAAACGACCGGCTGGCGGCCGCGGCGCTTGGCCACGCAGACGGCCATGAACTTGCCGGTGCCCTCCTCGCCCTCGAAGCGCTCCTCGATATCCTCGCAGACGGGCGAGGCCTGCACCAAGGCCAGCGCCGCGTCACCGTACACGCTGGGCTTGCCGTTAATCACGGCGATGTTTTGCAGCGCTTGCATGGGCGCCAGGCCGATTTCATAGCCCCACTGGACGCAGACGAGAATGTCCTGCGGCTTGCCCTGGTAGGCCTTTGGGACCATGTTGCTGCCAGCCAGCATCTCGCTGAAGTGGATGGCCTCGGTGATTGTGGCGGGCGCAAAGCCGCGTTGGTTAGTGGTGGTCAGTTGCATGAGAATCCTCTGTCAGTTGTGATGCGAGGGTGGCGAGCACCATCTCGGCGATTGCTTCGACGCAGGCCTCGGCCTGCTTTTCTGATGCGGTTGGCACGGCATTGAGAAAGGCCAAGACGGCCTTTTCGTATGCCTGCTCGAGGGCGGCTACGTTCACGGCTTGGCCTCCTTAATCGTCAGCGTCGACTGTCGAATGCTGTAGGCTTCCTTGGCTGGCACCGTCTTGGCGGGCTGTGCCTGATAGTGGCGCATCGGCCAGGCCACCATCCACTTGCCAGCCCTGCCGCGCTCGGCGGTTCCCATGGCCTCCTTGATCTGCTTCTCGCATTCGCCGATCGACTTCTCCGCGGCCTTAATGGTGGCCTTGCTGGCCTGGATGCTAGCCACCAGTGCCTCAAGGCCGGCAGACAGATCGACGGTGCGGTCCTGGGCTGTCGGGTAGATCCGATTGAGCTCATCGGTGGACTGCGGCGCATACCATTCGATCTCGCCGTCCCGCGTGTACTTGTCCAGCTTGTGCTGGAACTCGGTCACGGCCTTGATGATGGCCTTCTGGGTTTCCATGTGCGGCGCGAACAGGAACACCCGCAGCGCAATCCCTTCGTAGAGCACGCAGACGGCGCCCCACTTGTGGCCGGTCACCAGCAGCTGGCCCTGCAGTTGCACGGGCCCACGCGCCAGGTGCGGGGTCTCCTCCGGGGCGACCTTTGTCAGCTTGGCCTCAAGCACGCCCGGCCCGTCGAGAAATATTTTTTCCTGGCCAACTACAACGATGCCCTTGTCTGGGTCGCTGACAATTTCCTGGCCGCTGCCGTAGCCAACACCGTCGAGCGAGCACTGCAGCGGGATGGCGTCGTGCCGATAGGGTTTGTCAATCACGGTCTCGACACGGTCCAGGCCCAGGCGTTTGGCTGCCTCGGTCAGGATCACGGGCTCGAGGGTGTTGCCCCAGGCCATCGCTTCGTTGCCGATATCGGGGCGCTCTTTGCCGTCGATCGCGTTGATGCTGAACTGCAGCTCATCATTTGGCGTGCTGTACTTGCTGAACCCCATAAGCCCTGGCAGGCGGCTGGCGCTCATCTCTCTGTCGTCGGTCAGTTTCCCGGCCATTGGTCAATCCTTTCTGAGTGTGTAGACGCGCACGACGCGAGCGTGCGCAGCGGGGTGGGTGGCCTCGGTGAACCCGATGGCCGTGAACAGCCTGGTGCGGAAGACCGCGCCCAGCACTGATGGGTGCACGCCGGGCGGCACTTCAATGGCCTCCCGCACGTCGTTGATGCAGACCTGGCCGCGGTCCCTGGCCACAGTTGCGGCATACGCCCGGCAGCGCGCCAAGAATAAGTGATCGCGCTCCTCGAACATGGCCAGCTGCTGCTGCTTGATCTCGCGCCCCTTAGACATGGGTGGCCTCATCGATGAGAGGCTGCAGCTTGTTGAGCTGTTCGCGCATCTCTTGCTGGCGCCTGCGGTCTGGCGGGACCCAGCCGTGGCGCAGCCAGGTTTGCTGCACGTCGGTGGCCGCGGCAATCACGTATGGCCTGCCGTTGATGAGCAGGTGGTCGGGGATGATGGGTGTATTGGTTTGCATAGCTCACCCCAGCAGCATGACCAGCGGCAGGGCTGCCACCAGGAGCAGGATGGCCGCAGCTGCGCAGAGCTTGTCGGCCAGGGATTCGGTCTCGGGAATGAAGGGCTGATTCACTTGGTCATCTCCTGTTTGGTTGCTTCGTTTTCGATCAGATCTGCGCGCCGTTTGGCAGTCTCGGCGCTGCGCTTGGATGCCTGGCGGTGAGCCCAGGCGATAAACCCGGCCTGGCCGATGATGGCCAGCGCCACCAATATGCCCAGGGCCAGGCTCATATTGCGAGCCTCTGCAGCAGGTTGGAAACTTGTGCCGGACCCCAGGCCATGCCGCCGCGGGGAGTGGCCACGCCGCGGGCCTCGAGGGCCTGGCCGATCTCGCGCAGGGTGCTGGCGCCGGCCTTGGCCTGGATCTCACGCACGATTGGGCCAACCCGCTCGGCATACGCTGATGCCTTGGCCTTGAGCACGGCCACGCCTGCGGCGCTGCCGATCTCGGGCTTGGGACAGCCGAGAGTGCGACCCTGGGCTTTGACCTGGGCCAGGGCTGCCTTGGTGCGCTCGCTGATTTTGCGGGCTTCCCATTCGGCAAACACGGCCATCATCTGCAGGAATGTGCGGTCGGCCTCGGGCGCGTCGGCGCAGACAAACGGCACGTTGGACTCGAGCAGGCCGCTGATGAAGTGCACATTGCGCGCCAGGCGGTCGAGCTTGGCAATCACCAGGGTGGCCTTGGCGCGCTTGGCTGCGGCCAGGGCGGCAGCCAGCTGGGCTCGGTTGTTGTTGCGGCCGGATTCGACCTCGGTGAACTCGGCGAGCAGCTCGGCCTGGCCGACATAGCGGGCGACAGCCTCGCGTTGGGCCTCCAGGCCAAGGCCTGACTGGCCCTGGCGGTCGGTCGAAACCCGGAAGTAAGCGACAAACTTGGTGGCCATGGCTCAGACTCCTGCGGTCGCGGCGCGACGCTGCAAAAAGGCAAAGAGCTTGCTGCTGGCGCAACGCTCGCAGCGCACGGCCTGGTCTTCGGCCACAAACTCGGCAAAGGCGAAGGTGATGTGCTCGCCTCGCAGCTGGCCGCCGCTGCGGCCCTTCTGACAGGTCGGGCCGCCGGTGACTGTGTGCTTGAGGTGGGTTTTGCGGATCATCGTCAATCTCCTGTGGGCCTCATCTGCCCGGTTGCGATACCGATAATGTCGATGCGTTTGTATATCGCTGTCAACTACCCAAACGGGGGCAAAACACTAGGGGAAACCCTTGGGTGTTGCTTTTTCTACTGTTCGCGCATTGCGCGGCGCAATACACTCGCGGCATGAACAAGACCCGACCCTTCCTGATTCGCCTGCGGGCTGAGACGCGGGAGCTGCTGGACAAGGCGGCCGAAGACCAGCGGCGCAGCCGGGCCAGCATCATTGACGAGCTGGTGCGGGACGCCCTGCAGGCCCGCTACGGCACGCTTGAGCCCCGTCTGCAGCGGTTCCTGATGGGGGTGAAGCAGTGAACTATGCCGAGGCTGTGCGGCTGCTGCAGCTGGTGCGAGACGGCGCCGACGTCCCTGGACCCGTGATCGAGGAGGCCCTGTTCCTGACAGGAGACGGGCCCTGCCCTGGCGGCATCCCCGACCCGGACATTGAAGAGTTCGTCGCGGCCCTGCGCCAGGAAGGCCTACTCTGATGGCGTTTGCGGTGCACTTCAGCCTCGAGGCGGTGCCCGTGGGCAAGGGCCGGCCGCGGTTCAGCAAGCGGGGCGGCTTTGTGCGCACGTACACAGACGCCAAGACGCTGGCCTATGAGGCCCAGGTACGCCAGGCCTGTCAGGATGCCATGGGTGACAGCCCGCCGATGGCCGGACCGGTTAGCCTGCGCATTGAGGCCTGGCTGCCAGTGCCGGCCAGCTGGAGCAAGAAGCGCCGCCAGGAGGCGCTTGAGGGTCTGTTGGTGCCGGGCAAGCCGGACCTGGACAACATCGCCAAAGCGGTGATGGACGCTGTCAACGGGGTGCTGTACGACGACGACAAGCAAGTTTGCGCGCTGCGCGTGCAAAAGTGGTACGGCCAGACTGGCCGCATTGAAATCTACGCTCACGAGGTACTGCCATGAATGCTCATTACCTGCGAATAATGATTGACGACGACGGGGTCGAATGCGAGCGCAAAGACGTGACGCCGGAGATCCGGCAGCTGCAGGGCCAGGTGCTCATGCTCAAGGAACTGCTGGCCTACGTGCGCCAGATTGCGTACGAGCTCGACCGCAAGCTGTTGGAGGGCCGGCAATGAGCTGCAGCGGTGTATGCCGGCAGGGTCGGCAGCCGTGCCCAACGCCTGGCGCGTGCCAGGCCACCTCCCCAAGCGAGGTGCTGCTGTTTGTCGTCGTGTTTTGCCTGCTGTGTTTGTCGCTGCTGGGCTTTCTCATGTGGCTGCCATGACGTGGAAGCTGCCCGAGTACACGTGGGGACACGAACGAGAGCTGTGCAAGCAATGCGCGCATTACCGCGAGCGGGTCACGGGCACCAAGTACAGCGGCCAGGTAGTGGTGATGCGCTGCGCGTTGAGCAGAAAGAGCGGCCGCGGCGTGGATCACGGCACGTGCATCGAGATGCGCTACAGCGGCAAGTGTGGCCGCCTGGGGGCTTTGTTTGCGCCCAAACCAGCTTAGGTGCCATGGATGCGGCCAGCTGCACCCACAAGCCCGGCTCATCACGCTGCCAGACGGCCGCGAGGTGGGCAGTTACAGCGAGGAGTACCGGCGCTACACCGAGGCAGCCTGGGTACTCAAGAACCTGCCAGACAAGCACAGAGACCCGTCACGCATGACCAAGTTTAGATACCTGCAGGCCATTGAGCGCCGAAGGGGCCGCCAGGCCCGCGACGAGCTGCGCGAAGAGATGCTGCGGATTCACTACCACGCAAAGCGCACCAGTAAGCCATGAGCGCCATGCCAGACAACATTGTCCCGTTTGAGCTGCCCAAGAAGCCGCGCATCAAGCAGCAGGACGCACCGCCCGATATGCGCAGGATGGCCGTGGTGCCCATTCGCGCCATCGCGGACAAGCAGGTATCCGATGCGAGTTTCCGAGCGCTGGCGCTGATTGCCAGTTATTCAAACCGCGCAGGAATAACCTGGGTCAGCCAGAAAACCCTTGCAGCAGCCATTGGAATGTCGCAGCAAGCCGTCAGCAAGCACCTGGTGAAACTCCAGGCGCTGGGTTATGTGCAGGTGATGAAGAAGCATTTCAGAGGCGAGCGCAGCACAACCTGGCGGGTGATATTTGACCCAACAGTTGACGCAGAGACCGCAATATCACTGACCAGTGCAATCGAAGACACGAGGCCACCGTACATGAAACAAGAACAGGAAGAGCAAGCAAACCAAGCAAACCAGCAACGCATCGCCCAGCTGCTGGCCAACGCACTCAAGGGCAACAACCAGGAGAAGCACAAAGCCATGAACAGAACCAACCCACAAGGCGACACGATCACCACACGCAAGATGAAGCAAGAGATCGCAGAACACCAGGCCAAACGCAAGCGAAAGCAAGCCGGCCAGGCTGTGGATAACCAGCAGCCATTCACAACCTCAGAGGTTGTTGTGCATTCACAACCTGGAGAGCTTCCCACGACAACCTCAGAAGTTGTACCGAACGAGAAGAACACAGTAGTTATAAGAAAGGTATTAGAGTATTTGAAAGAAAGGTTTAAAGAAGAAATTAAAACTGAAGAAATACAAAACGCTTTCGAACATTTGTGCGCGGCTTACGCGGCTGAAGGCCTCGAGCTGCCAGCAGATCCCGAGCGCCTGGCCGCCGAGCTCCGAGCCCTGACAGCTGCCAGCCGGGGGTTGCTGTGATCTGCCGATGCCCCAAGAAGACCCCCAGAAGGCCGCAGGAGGCGCGAACGCAGGCCGGGTGGTACATGGGTAGCCTGACGGCTTCCCGAAGGCTTGTAGGCCGTTCTATGCGGCCTGTTCAAAATCCAAACGTTCGTCTGGTGTTTGGACGGTGTAGCAGCCAGGGGGACGGCAGCCGTGTCCTGGCAGGCCATAACGCGCACGACGACGCCCGCCCGCAGCCGATCACGCGACACCCGCCCGACGACGGGCGCAGAACGCGACCCTTTCCCCCTCCCCCCTACCGGTAGCGCTGCGGGGGCCATCCTCAATTTTTTCTCAACATTTCATTGAAAAGGAAGATCTTATGGCATACCAACAAAAGCCTGGCAGCGGGAATTTATTTCGCAACAAGGACAAGAGGCCGGACAAGCAAGATCCTGATTTGAGGGGCAAGATTATGTTGCCTGATGGGACGCTGCATTATTTTGATGGGTGGGCTAATACCACGGCGGCTGGAGAGAAGTTCATCAGCTGCAAGATTGGAAACCCGGTGCAGGGTCAGGTATCTGCGCATTCCCAAGCGAAGGGAAATGGGTTCCAGCCGCAGCCTGTTGAAGACGATATCCCATGGTGAGCAGGGGCAAGCCCAAGATGTCGGAGCAGATTCCCAGCCTCAAGAACTGGGGCGGGATCCGCTCGGTGCAAAGGAGGCTGGAGAGGTCTTCGACGATTGTGGCCAACCGGGAGGCTGTGGCTTACACGCTGCTGTGCATGGCCAACACGAAGATCACCGACATCATGGATTGGGATGAGCGGGGGAATGTCACGGTCAAGAGGGCCTCGGACATTCCTGAGCACGCGCTGCAGGCTATCAAGAGCATCAAGGTGCGCACTGACAAGGATGGCAATTCGCATCTTGAGGTTGAGCTGTATGACAAGGTTGGGGTGCTGAGGCTGCTGGCCAAGGCCAGTGGGCTACTGGACAATCCAGACGAGGGTGACAAGCCCAGTGTGATTGACGTGAACGTGGTGGCGCCGCCATCGGAGGGTCAGACATGAGACTATGGGATCGGATTCTGTGCGGGCTGCGCCTGCATCTTAGGAGCTCCCGGCCTCGAGGCGCGAGGCTGCAGATTTATTGCAAGCGGTGCGGGAGGTTCCTGTAATGGCGAGAACCAAAGAGCAATCCGAGAAAGCTGTGGCGGCCACGGGGCTCAACCTGGATTTCTCTCGGTCTCCCGTGATCTACGACTTCATCCGCTCCAATGCCTTCGTGCAGGGGCTGATGGGGCCGGTGGGCTCTGGCAAGAGCTACGGGTGCGCCTCCAAAATCTTCATCAAGGCGGTGCAGCAGAAACCATCTCCCATTGACAACATCCGGTATTCGCGCTGGGCAGTTGTGCGCAACAGCTACCCGATGCTCAAGACCACCACCATCAAGACCTGGCTGGATCTCTTCCCTGAGTCCACGTTTGGCCCGATGCTGTGGACGCCGCCGATCACGCATCACATTCGGCTGCCTGCGCGTGACGGGGCGGCTGGCCTGGACTGCGAGGTCATCTTCCTGGCTCTGGACCAGCCCAAGGACGTGAGGAAGCTGCTTTCGCTTGAGCTCACCGGCGCCTGGGTCAACGAGGCCCGAGAACTGCCCAAGGCCGTGATCGACGGCCTGACGCACCGGGTTGGCCGCTACCCGACCAAGCGCGACGGGGGCGCGACCTGGCACGGGATCTGGATGGACACCAACCCAATGGACGACGACCATTGGTGGCACAACATGGCCGAAAAAGAACGCATGACCGGGCCCTATGCGTGGAAGTTCTGGAAGCAGCCAGGCGGCGTGCTTGAGGTTGACCCTGGCAACCTGCCCGACAACCCCGAGGCCAACGACCATATCTTCTCTGCCGGTAAGTGGTGGAAGGTCAACCCCCAGGCTGAGAACATCAACAACTTGCCCGCGGGGTACTACCCCCAGATGTTGCTGGGCAAGAACGTGGACTGGATCCGCTGCTATGCCGGTGGGCTCTATACCTATGTCCAGGAGGGCCGGCCGGTCTGGCCAGAGTACGACGACAGCCTGATGTCTGGAGACACAGAGGTGGACCCCAGTGTGCCCATCCAGGTCGGCCTGGACTTTGGCCTGACGCCTGCAGCCACCATTGGCCAGCGCTTGCCCAACGGCCGCTGGCTTATCCACAAGGAGCTGGTGACGTTCGACATGGGCCTCGAGCGCTTTGGCATGGAACTGCTGGCGCTGCTCAATACCCACTTTCCCAATCACCAGGTGCTGCTGTGGGGGGACCCGGCCGGCATGGCGCGTGATGCCATCTATGAGGTGACCAGCTTCGACTTCCTGCGCACGCTAGGACTCAAGGCCCAGCCGACCGCCAGCAACGACTTCAAAGTGCGGCGTGAGGCAGCGGCCGCTCCCATGCAGCGCCTGGTGCAGGGCAAGCCCGGCCTGATTGTGAGCAGAGAATGTAAGCTCCTCCGCAAGGCGCTGGGCGGCGGCTATCACTTCAAGCGAGTATCGGTCGGAGCAGGCCAAGAGCGCTTCCGGGATGCCCCGAATAAGAACGAGCATTCGCACATCGGCGACTCATTCGGCTACCTGTTGCTGGGCGGCGGCGAGTACAACCGCATGACGCGCACGCACCAGCTTGGCGGCCGGGCCCCAATGCAGACCACGGCCTCGACCGACTTCGACATCTTTGCCTGATGGACGTCATCGCCCAGATCAACGAAGCCCTGGCTGGCATCGACTGCCGCCTTGAGCCCATTGCCGACTCTCACATTGAGCAGCTGCAGGAATGGATCAAAACGCCTTGGCCTGTTGATCCGATCGAGACCGTCCGATTCAATATCGGACGAGGCCCCAACGGCGCCCTGTATTTCGGCGACCAGCTGCTGGGGATTATCGGTATCGCAGTGCTCTGGCCAGGGTGCGGTGAGGTCTGGACAATCCTCGATGACAGTCTCAAACATCAACGCAAGCGCCAGCTGGTGATATCGGTCCGCACGGCATTAGATATCGCGCAGCAATCGCTTTGTTTGACCCGGGTACAGCTGGCCATAGAATCGTCGGCAGAGTATGCGGGGAGCTGGCCGCTGGCGCTGGGTTTCAAGCTCGAGGGCGAGATGCAGCGTTTTGGCGCGGACGGCTCCGATTACCTCTTGTTTGGAAGGATAAGACCATGCCAGCACCAATCGTCGCGGCTTTGATTGGAGCGGCCGCAACAGGGTATGCGGTCAACCGCTCGCAGGCTGCGGCCAGCAAAGCCCGCGAGGAGGCCGCTGCCAATGCGGCCAAAGCCCTGGCCGAAGCGCAAAAAGCCCGAGAGTCTGCTGCAGAGCAAGCCCGCTTGGCGCGGGAGTCGGCATCAGCTGAGGCGCAGAAAAGCCGAGAGACCGCTGCGGCTGAGGCGCAAAGGGCGCGGGATGCCGCGGCGGCGGCAGCGGCCGAGCAGCGCGATATTTCGCTCAGGGCCATCGAAGCCCAGCGGGCTGCATCTCTGACGGGGCTGACGCAGCAGCGCGAACTGAGTGCGGCTGAGCTTGCGCAACAGCGAGAGCTGACCGCGGCGCAACTGGCGCAGCAACGTGAGCTCACGCTCAAGCAGCTTGAGGGCACCCGTTACGCATCCGAGCAACAGCTGGCACTGCAGCGCGCCGGGATGGACGAGCAGGCCAATCAGCGCCGCGAACTGGCCATGCAGCAGCTCGAGCAGTTCCGGCTATCTTCTGAGCAGCAGAAGGAGCTCATGGCCAACCTGACCCGCGAACAGCAGATGAACGCGGAGCGGGCTAAGGCGCAACTCTTCCTGCAGCAACAGCAGTACGCAGAGCAGAAGCTGGCCATGGAGCAGCAGGCGGCTGACCAGCGCAAGGCGCTGGAAGAAGAGCGCCGCAAGATTGCCCAGCGCGAATCCTCGCAGTTAACAGCGCGGCGCCGATCTGGCCGCCGGGCTTTGCTGTCCCAGGCCCGGCTGACGCCCGAGACCGGGCTGGCAGCGACGGCTGAGGAGTACACCAACAAGGCCGTGGTGGCGGGGCGCTAAATGGCCATCTTGCCAGCAAAACCGACAGCGCCAAAGGAGGCTGCAGAGGCGGCCGCCGTTGTCAAAACGCTCAAGTCGGGGAAAACAGAGGCCGAATACGACGCCCTGCTCAAGACCATTGGGTCGAAGACTCCAGCGGAAAAAGCAGCGCTCTACAAGAGTATGCGAGACGACGGCTTCACAGATGCCGCCATTCGCAAGAAGGTCGAAGCTGACGGCATAAAACAGCTCGACGCCGACTGGAATAAGCTGCAGGAGCTTGCCGGGTTCACGCCTGCGGCAGCTGCTGCCGCAACAGATGACACCACAAACCAGGTGGTGACTGACACGTCAATCACGAACCTGACGCGGATACAGCCCGAGCCCAATACTGATCCGGGCGAAGGCACTTTCTATGGCTACAAAGACATCCCGCCGGAGGGCGACCTAACCGCGGATCTGGACGCTGCGCTGGCTGCTGCGCAAGCCAGGTTGGATGCTGAGGCCTTGGCTGAGCAGGAGCGGCTAGACCGCGAGGCTGCAGCTGCGGAGGCTGAGCGCAAGCGGCTGTATGACGAAGAGCAGGCCAGGCTCAACGAGGAGGCGGCGGCAGCTGCAGCGCGCCGCCAGGCTGACATTGACGCCGAGGTGGCTGCTAGTCGCGCTGCGTTTGAGGGCGAACTGGCAGCCGGTCGAAAAGCGCTTGAGACCGATATCACCACCGCCCGCAGCGAGATTGAGGCCCTACGTGCCCGCGAGACGGCGGCACTGGAAAAGCTGCGTGCAGATGAGCAGGCCCGTCTGGATGCCATGGCAAAGGCCAGAGCCGAGGAGCTGCTGCAGATTCAAGTGCAGCAACAGGCTGAGCAGGCGTCGCTGGCGCAGCAGGTCGAGGCCCAACGCCAGGAGCAGGCGCGAATCAAAGCGGGCCTGGAGTCTGAGCAGGCTGCCGCAGCTGCCGCGTCGGAGCGCTCCAGCCGTGAGATTGAGGCCCAGCGCTTGGCCAATGAGGCTGCGTTGCGCGGGCGCCGGGAGGAAATCCAGCGCACGTCGGCAATGCGAGAGTTGGCCGCGCAAAGGGCTGGTCGCACGGCTGGGGCTCGGCCGTTGCTGGCCGGGGCTGACATGGGAGTCGCGCAGCCGGGCCGATCGCTCGGTGTTGGCGGCGCATTGGGTTCAATCGGAAGTCTGGGTGCAATGGGCACGCTGGGCGTCGCTGGGGGTCTGAGATGAAAGACAAGGTCGAAAAGGTCATGCACGAGTACAAGACCGGCAAGCTCAAGAGCTCAAGCGGGGACAAGGTCACCAGTCGCAAGCAGGCCATCGCCATTGCGCTGTCTGAGCAACGCGCCGCCCGCAAGAAGGGCGGGCTTATGAAGGAGGCCACGGTATGAAAGAAGTCTGGGACAAGCCCCGGCCCAAGAAACTTGGAGAGCCCAAGGAACTGACGTCGGCGCAGAAAGCCCAGGCTATGCGCCGGGCTCAAAAGGCTGGGCGCCCGTACCCCAATCTCATCGACAACATGAACGCGGCCAAGGGCAACAAGTGAGCAAGTACGAGGACCCCGAGGGCGGGCTGACCGAGGCGGGCCGGCGCAAGTTCGAGCGCTCTGGTGAGAGCAAGAACCTGCAGCCTGGCGTCAAGGAGGGCAGCCCAACGGGTGAGCGTGCGCGCCGCAAGGGCTCATTCTTGACCCGGTTCTACACGAACCCAAGCGGGCCGCTGGTCAATGACAAGGGTGAGCCCACGCGCCTGGCCAAAGCGGCCAATGCGTGGGGTGAGCCGGTCCCGCGCACGGCTGGCGCCGCCGCCCGCCTGGCGGCAAAGGGTCGCAATTTGCTCGAGAAATACAAGCTGGAGAATGACAAATGAAGATCGAGATCAGCATCGAAAAGGGCGAGGACAAAGAAAAAGAAGAGGGCCAAGACATGGAGATGCCCGAGGAAGAGCTCACGCCCGAGCAGATTGCAAAGATGGCCGCCAAGCTCAAGAGCAGCGCAATGCTGTCCCGGGCTGAGCGCACCATGCTGGCCAACTACCTCCTGAGCGAGGACTGATATGGAATACCGCAAAGACGCGCCGGGCGGCAAACGCCTGACCCCGGACGAGATCATCAAGCGCCAGGCGCTCGCGCAGACCAAGAAGGATGAATTTCAAAGCATCTACCAGGATGCCTATGAGTTCGCCCTGCCGCAGCGCCAGCTGTATGGGGTATGGGAAGGTGGCAGCACCGGCACCAAAAAGATGCAGCGGGTGTTTGACTCGACGGCCATCAATTCCACGCAGCGCTTTGCAAATCGGCTGCAGTCGGTCGTATTCCCGCCCCAGCGCGTTTGGTGCAAGCTTGAGCCCGGCCTGGATATTCCCGTCGAGCGCAAGCCACAGGCTCAGGCCATCCTCGACCTGTACGGCGAGAAGATGTTCGCCGTGCTGCGGCAGAGCAACTTCGACATCGCCATGGGCGAGTTCCTGCTCGACCTGGCGGTGGGCACGGCTTGCATGATGGTGCAGCCCGGCGATGATATCTCGCCGATCAACTTCATCCCGGTGCCGCTGTTCCTGGTCTCCTATGAAGAGGGTGCCAATGGCCAGGTGGACAACGTCTACCGCAGGCTGCGCATGAAGGGCGAGAGCATCCAACGCCAGTGGCCGGATGCCAAGATCCCAGACGAGCTCAAGCGCCGTATCGAGGACAAGCCGACCGACGACATTGAGCTGCTCGAAGCCACGATCTTCGACCACAAGCGCGGCGACTACTGCTACCACGTCATCGACAAGCACTCCAAAGAGGAGCTGGTCTACCGTCGCAAGAAATACAGCCCCTGGGTGATATCGCGCTACATGAAGGTGGCCGGTGAGATCTATGGCCGCGGCCCGCTCATTACGGCGCTGCCGGACATCAAGACGCTGAACAAGACCAAGGAGCTGCTGCTCAAGAACGCCAGCCTGGCGGTCTCCGGGGTCTACACCGCAGCCGACGATGGCGTGCTCAACCCCAACACGGTCAAGATCACCCCGGGCGCCATCATCCCGGTGGCGCGCAACGGTGGACCCCAGGGCCCGGCTTTGCTGCCCCTGCCGCGGGCTGGCGATTTCAACGTCACGCAGCTGGTCATCAACGACCTGGTGCAATCGGTCAAGCGCATATTGCTGGACGAGTCTCTGCCGCCGGAGAACATGAGCGCCCGCTCGGCCACAGAGATTGTGGAGCGCATGAAGGAGCTTTCGCAAAATCTGGGCTCGGCATTTGGCCGCCTGGTCAACGAGACCATGATCCCGCTGGTCTCCAAGATCCTCGAGGTCATGGACGAGCGCGGCACGATCGAGTTGCCCTTGCGCGTCAACGGCTTGGAGATCAAGGTCACGCCGGTGGCTCCACTGGCAAACGCCCAGGCCATGGACGAGATCAACGCCGCGCTGCAGTTCTCGCAGCTGGCCCAGCAGATGGGTCCCGAGGGCGCTGTAGCCGTCAAGTTCAGCGACATGATCGACTATCTGGGCGACAAGCTGGGAGTGCCGCAGGCCCTGCGCAACGACCAAAGCGAGCGGGCCTTCCTGATTGAGCAGCAGGCTGCGCAGCAGGCCCAGATGATGGCCATGCAGATGCAAGCCCAGCAAGCGGCTGGCGGCCCGGCCGCTGCGCCGCAGGGGGCGATGGCATGAGCGGCTGGGATGATTTAGAGGCGCCGCTGCCGCTCGACGTCAGGGACGTGGCCCAACAGCGCGACGACCTGGCGCGGCTGTGCCTGCGGGTGTTTGGAGATGAAGACGGCCAGAAGCTCATGCGCTGGCTGGTCGATATGTACGTCAATGTCACCATCGCCGCGCCGGGCGTTGACGTATCGCACGCCTTCTTCGCCGAGGGGCAGAGAAACGTCGTGCGGGATCTGATGGCGCGCATCAACCAAGCGAGGAAACTTTGAGCGACAACAACGACCAACCCAGTGGCGACACTGGCCTATTGGACTCGGCGACCGTCGAATCACCCGACAAACCCGCAGAGCCTGCAAAGGCTGAGATTGAACACCGAGGCGCAACGCCGGCCGGCCAGGATACCGGCGCGCCCAAGGTAAAACCCGAATATCTGCCCGACAACTTCTGGGATGCTGAGAAGGGCGAAGCCAACTACGAGGCCATGGCCAAGAGCTGGGGCGACCTGCGCAAGATGGTCTCTCAGGGTAAACACAAGGCGCCCGAGGGCGGCAAGTACGACACCAGCGCGCTACTGAGCAAGGACATCGAGAACGACCCGTTGTCCAAGGGCTATGTGGCCTGGGCGGCCAAGTGGGGCATCAGCCAGGCGGCCTTTGACGAGATGGCCACCCAGTTCAATGAGATCGCGCAGTCGATGATGCCTGAGCCGGTTGATCCTGGCGTCGAGCTCAAACAGCTGGGCCCCAATGGCCAGGCGGTTGTCAGCGGCATGGTGGACTGGGCCCGGGGCTTGGTATCCAAGGGCGTCTGGAGCAAGGACGACTTTGAGGAGTTCAAGATCATGGGCGGCACGGCCAAGGGCCTGCGGGCTCTGATGAAGATCCGCGAGGCTTATGAAGGCCGGGTGCCCATTGAGAATGCGCCCGTTGAGGGAGCGCCCAGCAAGGAGGAGCTCTACCAAATGGTGGGCGACCCCAAGTACAAGACCGACGCCGCGTACCGGCAAAAGGTCGAGCGCCTCTTCCAGCAGTACGCGAACTGATTCTCTCCTGCTGCCTTCGCAGGCAGTTGCCTTGCCCGGCCTGAGTGCCGGGCTTTTTTTGTCCAAACGCCATACGGGGCGCTTGCATATTTGTCAAGTGGCAATACAATCGCTGCAGGCTAACCGGGAAACCGGCCCTGACCGCAGCGGATGCTGACGACTGGCTGACGCAATCAGCAAGCAAAGGCCCAGGCAACTGGCTCACCGACGCGACAAACCTGACCCTAAACAACCGAATGAGGTAATCAAATGAGCGTTTCTCTCTCGAACGCCTTCGTGACCCTATTCGACGCTGAGGTCAAACAGGCTTACCAGGGCAAGGCCATGCTGGTGGGTGCTGTGCGTCAGCGTCGTGGAGTCGAAGGTGCAACCGTCAAGTTCCCCAAGGTCGGCCGTGGTGTTGCCACTGCTCGCGTGTCGCAGACCGATGTGACCCCGATGAACGTCGGGTTCAGCAACGTGACCTGCACGCTGCAGGACTGGAATGCCGCCGAGTACAGCGACATCTTCTCCCAGCAGAAGGTCAACTTCGACGAGCGCCAGGAGCTGGTGCAAGTGGTGGGCGCGGCTATCGGCCGTCGTCAGGATCAGCTGATTCTCGATGCGCTGAACGCTGCTTCCGGCACTGGCACGGTGGCCAACAGTATTGGTGGCGCGAACACCAATATGAACATCTCCAAGCTGCGCGAAGCTGCCAAGATCTTGAACCAGAAGAACGTGCCCGCCGATGGCCGCAACATCATCATCCACGCCAATTCCCTGGCCGCGATGTTGGAGCAGACCTCGGTGACCAGCTCGGACTTCAACACGGTCAAGGCGCTGGTGCAGGGCGAGATCAACCAGTTCATGGGCTTCACATTCCATGTGCTGGGCGACCGTTCTGAGGGTGGCCTGCCGATCGACGGCTCGAACGACCGCACGCTGTATGCGTTCCATAAGGACGCCATCGGCTATGCGGAAGGCATCGCTCCTCGCACTGAGATCAACTACATCCCCGAGAAGACCAGCTGGCTTGTCAATGCCCTGTTCTCTGCCGGTGCTGTGTCGATCGACAGCGAGGGTATCGTCAAGATCACCGCACGCGATACCGCGGCCGCGGCTTAATAGGAGGGTCTGAAAATGGCTTTCGACTCAGCCGGCCTTAACGCCGCAGGTGCTCAGTCCAAGGCGGGCAATGCCCCGCAGCTGTGGACGTACACCACCACCGACGCTGCCGCCACGGTTGACACCAGCGGTTATTTCAACGCCATCGCATCCATCCTCAAGGTGGGCGACATCATCTTCCGCGTGACCACCAGCTCGGGCTCTGTCTCGACCGCCGGTATGCACGTGGTGATGTCGATCTCTGCTGCGGGCGTGGTCGATGTGGCCGATGCCACGGCCATCAACACCGGCACCAACACCGACTAATTCGGCGAGGTATCGGACCGGGCCAGCCGCTGAGCAATCGGAGGCTGGCCCTTCTCACATTGAGAGGTTTCCATGGCTGCAGGCGATACCGGCGTGACCATCTGCTCCGACGCGCTGCTGATGCTCGGCGCGAAGGCCATCTCGAGCTTCAACGACGGCACCGACGAGAGCTCGGTGTGCGACCGCCTGTACCCGGATATCCGCGACTCCACGCTGACCATGCACCCGTGGAGTTTCAACACCAAGAAGGTGCAGCTTGCGCAGCTGCTGACCGCTCCCGGGTCTGTCTGGCGCTATGCGTACCAGCTGCCTGGTGACCGCCTGGCCAGCCCGCGTGCAGTCTATGCCTCAAGCGCTGTTGGCGCACCGGTGCAAAAGGACTACGAGATCCAGCAAGACAAGCTGCTGACCAATCTGCCTGCCGTGTACGTGGACTACCAGTACGAGCTGCAGGAGTTCGCCTTCCCAAAGTATTTTGTGCAGCTGATGAAGTACATGATGGCCTGGCATCTGGCTGAGCCCATTACTGAGCAGCGCGAGAAATCGACATATTGGCAGGGGGTTGCTGTCGGGTCTGCGGCTGAGAATGGCCGCGGTGGGTTCTTCCGCACGGCGGCCAACATTGATGGCCAGGGCCAACCGTCGCGGGTGATCGAAGACTTCTCGCTGGTGGCTGTGAGGTTCTGAGATGCCGCGGTTTGTCGACATCCAAACCAACTTCAGTACGGGCGAGCTCGACCCGTTGCTGCGGGCCCGCGTGGATCTGCAGCAGTACAACAACGCGCTGGCCAAGGCCACCAATGTGCTGATTCAGCCGCAGGGCGGTATGCGGCGCCGGCCTGGTCTGAAGTACCTGGCCGAGTTGCCAAACAGTTCAACGCCCAGCGCGGCCAATGGCGTGCGCCTGGTGCCATTCGAGTTCAGCGTGGACGACAGCTATATGCTGTGCTTCACGCACCAGCGGATGTACGTCTTCAAAGACGGCGCCCCGGTGACCAACATCAACGGCAGCGGCAACCCGTATGCCACGACCAGCATCACGTCTGACATGGTCGACGATATGTGCTGGACCCAGTCGGCCGACACGATGATTGTCGTTCACCCCGATCTGCAGCCGATCAAGCTGGTGCGCGGCGGGACTGATGCGACGTGGACGATCACGACGATCACATTCGACAGCATCCCGAAGTACGCATTCAACCTGGACGCGCATACAAACAATTCGGAAACGCTGACCCCGTCGGCCGTTAGCGGAAACATCACGCTGACGACGACCAGCTCCAAGCATGACACCGGCACGGCGCAGGGCGGCACGTCGACGACGATCACGCTGAAGTCGGCCTCGAGCTCGACAAACGACTATTTCAACGGCCTGTATATCACGATCACTGGCGGCACCGGCGCTGGCCAGATCCGCATCATCGAGGACTATGACGGCTCTACCAAGGTGGCCACGGTTGACAGAGCCTGGACAACGGCGCCCAACAGCACCAGCACGTATAGCATCACCAGCTGGACGACTGAGTCGGTTAATCAATACATCAATGTGCAGCCGCAAGGCCGGGCCCGCATCATCCGCTACGTGTCGGCCACGGTGGTCGAGGCGGTTGTCGAATACCCGTTCTTCAGCACCGCTGTGATTGACGCTGGCCGCTGGGAGATTGAACACGGCTATGAGGACGTGTGGTCGAGCACCAAGGGCTGGCCGCGCACTGTGACATTCCACGAGGGCCGTCTGTATTTCGGTGGCAGCAAGAGCCGGCCGTCGACGATCTGGGGCTCCAAGATCGGCATCTTCTTCGACTTTGTGCCGACAGAGTCCTTGGACGACGATGCTGTCGAGGCGACTCTGGATACCAGCTCGCTCAATGTGATCGTCGACATGATCTCTGGCCGCGACCTGCAGGTGTTCACCACGGGCGGCGAGTTCTTCGTGCCGCAAACGGGCACCGAGCCGATCACGCCGCTGACCCTTAACTTCAAGGGCGTGAGCCGCAACGGCACAAAGCCTGGCACGCGGGTTCAATCGCTTGAGAGCGGCACGGTCTACATTCAGCGCCAGGGCAAGAGCCTCAACGAGTTCTTGTTCTCTGACGCGCAGCTGACGTACGTGACCCAGCGCATTTCGCTGATGTCTGGCCATCTGCTCAAGACGCCAAACCGCATGGGGCTGCGCCGGGCGACATCGACAGACGAGGGCGATTTGCTGCTCATGGTCAACGACCAGGACGGTAGCGTGGCCGCGTTCTCGATCATGCGTTCGCAGCAGATCACGGCGCCGTCGGAGTTCATCACTGATGGCGAGTTCAAAGACGTGGCTGTGGACGTGACCGACATTTATGCGGTGGTCAAGCGCACATTCAACGGCACGGCCAGGTTCTTTGTCGAGCTGTTCAGCTTTGACCGGTTCACCGATTGCGCCTTCACTGGCGGGGCTGCGGCCAGCGCCAGCGGGTTGCCGCACATTGGCAAGAGTCTGAATGTGATCTGCGACGGGGTGCCGCAAAACAATGAGACGGTGAGCGGCGGCGGGTCGGTCACGTTTGACCGGGCGAGCACGACCAGCTACGAGGTCGGCCTGCCGTTCTCGGTGTACGCCAAGACGATGCCGGTTGAGATCCGGTTGCAGACGGGCACGCGGCTGGGCTTCAAGAAGCGGATTGTGGAGATCAACGCATTCGTTGACGACTCGCAGCACGTGACTCTGAACAACAACCCGGTGCCCTTCCGCAGCTTTGACAACCCGATTCTGGATGACCCTGTCCCTGAGTTCACTGGCGTCAAGCGGGTGACGGGTGCGCTGGGGTACAGCCGGGAGCAGGCCATTGAGATCGCGCAAAGCCTGCCATTGAAACTGACACTGCTCGGCCTTGAGTACAAGGTCGCGGTAACTGGAGGCACCTGATGTCTGATGGAGCATGGCTCGGCGAGGGAGTGCCGTCAGGGGTTCCGGCATGGGATCAGGCATTCATCAACGCTGGCGGGACATTCGACCCCGCATACACCTCAATTGACTGGGCGTCGATCATCGGTGGCGCCTCCAGGCTCATTGGTGGCGCTGCAAACGTGGCCGTCAGTGGGCTCAACATGGCCGCGCCATTCCTGGGCCTGGCCTCGAGCATCACGGCCGCTGGCGCCCAGGAGGCCGCATCGTATTACCAGCAGGGCCTGCTGCAGGTGCAGGCTGCCGACACGATGCGCCTGGCGCAGCTGCGCACAGACCAGGACCGCAAGTACGCAGCGCTGCAGGCCGGCCGCAAGCTCAAGGCCGCAGAGATGTTGTCCATGAATTACCAGATCCAGGGCAACAGTTTGCTGCGCAACATGGAGCGCGCCAATGCGGCTGTGCGGGCCAGGGCTGCTGCCAATGGCGTGGCGTATGGCGAGGGCAGTGCGATGGCAGTGCAGGCCGCCAATGTGGGGGCCACGTACCGCGACGTGGGCGTGTCAGATCTCAACGCGCTGACGGCCCGGATCATGGGCTACGAAGACGCCTCGGCCATGTTGCTGGCTGCTGAGCAGCAAGCAAACCTGACGATGGAAGCGGCCGAGACCCAGGCGCGCCAGCTGGAGCTTGCCGGGGAGTTCGCTGTCAAGAGCGGTGGCCTGCTGTCGGGGGCTTCCCTGGTCAGTGGGCTGACCAACTTCGCGCAAACCGTTCGCCCGTTTGGGCCCTAAGCCATGGCAGATCTACCTCTCCTTCAGCCGGGTCGCGTCGAGTTTGCGGGGGTTCCCGCTGCCGTCACGCCCCAGGTCAACGCCCCGACGGTGGACTACGTTGGAACCAGGGCCGCGGTCGGCTATCAGCAGACGGTGGCGCAGACCCTGGACCGCCTCAGCCAGCAGCTGTTTGGCATCGCCAGGACGGCTGCCCAGGAGGCCGGCTACCAATACGTGGCCGACAATCCGATCACGCCGCAACAGTTGGAGGCCGCCAAGAAGGGCGACACAACGCAGCTGGGGATGGGGCAGGGCGGCAGCATCTATGACCAGGCTGTGCGCAAGGCGCGTTCTTTTGAGCTGTCCAGCAACTTTGAGATCGAGGCCCGCACCCGGCTGACCGGGATGCTGCAGGCTGCCGAAGAGGGCAAGGTCACCAGCGAGCAGATCTCGACGGCCATCGGCTCGCTGATGAACGGCTACAGCAAGAGCCTGGCCCAAGTTGACCCCGAGGCCTCGCTCAAGTTCCGCGCCACGACGGCGACCATGGGCAACACGGTCCTGGCCAAGGCAGCGGAAAACGAGCTCAAGCGCGTCAAGGCGCAGCGCCTGGTCAACTTCGACCGCGACTTTGACAACAGCACCAAGCTGCTTGAGGCTGCCGTCTCGCAAGGGTTCTGGCTGGACCCGACAACCAACACCAAGCGCAGCGTGGATGAGCTCGCCGACGTGTACCGGCAGAGCATTACCACCGGCGCCTTGTTGCTGGGTGACGTGAATCTGCAGCGCCAGTACAGCGACAAGTTCGAGAGGGCCTTCCGCGACGCCAAGATCAATTCGGTGACCAAGTTCCTGGTGACTGATGAGGCGCGCCTGGCAGACCCCGAGACCACGCTGCGCCAACTCAACGCTGGCAACGTGGGTAAGATGTCAGACGTGGTCAAGCAGATGCTGGCCACCGACTTTGATGCTGTTGCTAAGGTGCAGGCCAACTTTATGACGGCCGCAAATGCCCGCGCCACTTTGCAACAGCGCGCACGAGATGACGCCAAGCGGCAGGGTGAGGCGCAGGCTGTCAACCTGCTCGAGCAGATCTACCCATTGCAAGAGACCGACCCCAAGCGCAAACAATTGATTCAGCAGCTGACGCAGTTGCCCGAGGGCTCTGTGCCAATTGGTACGCTCAAAGACCTGCTATCGCCGGATACGAAGGGCAACCCTGCGGTTGAGTTCAATCTGCTGCAGGGCATCTACAGCGGCACGGTGACAGAGCCAGCCCAGATTTGGGGTGCTGTCGGCAAGGGCCTGACTGGCCCGCAGGCCGTGTCGCTGCTCAAGACGCTGACGACCGAAGACCGCCGCGACGTGCGCGAGCTCGACAACGGGCTGGCCCGCCTGGCTGGCATCCCGACGATGCCCGGCCAGATCACGGTGATCGACCCCAAGGGTGCGGAGTTCCAGCGCCTGCTGAGCCTGCGCGCAGACGCCCAGCAGATCCAGGCCCAGGCCACCCGCGAGGGCAAGATCCTGCAGCCGCGCCAGGTGCTAGCCGAGGTCGAGAAAAATCTCGAGGCCCGCCGTAACAGCGAGGCGGCCAAGGCAGCACGCACGCAGCTTGAGGTATACGAGAAGAAAGCGGGAGGCCCGATTACGGCTGACTCGCTGCCAGCGCTTGAGCGCAAGGGCACATTCAAGCCCAACGAGATCACGCGCATCAAACAGCTGCTCAACCAATCGCAAGGGATGCAGTGATGGCCTACAGCCCAATCGAGAACAAGTTCATGGACGCGCTGACCGCCGTCCAGTTCCCAGCTACTCCGGTTGAGGAGCAAGCCCTGGCGGCCACAGAGCCCGAGCGGCCTGTGTTGCTGGCCTCGGCGGGTGCCGGGCTGCCGGAGGGCGTGAAGATCACCGGGCAGATCACGCCCATCCAACAAACCGGATTCGAAAAAGCGCTGGAGGGCGCTGGCATGACTCTCGAGCAGGCCGGCCGTTTCTTGGACGGGCTTGGCCAAGTGCAGATCCCGGGCACTGATATCAAGATCAGCCTGGCCGACCTGGTGCCCTTCGTGGGCAGCGCCAAAGACCGCAGCGTGCTGGGCACGACCTGGCAGGGCACGCCCATGGCGATGCAGCAAAAGGGCCGAGGCTTGGATCTGACCCGTGGCACCGGCTTTGCCAGGCAGATGACCGAAGACGCCAAGATGGCCGCCTTCGATATCATCCCGGCGGGCCAGGCTGCGCGCACGGCCGGGCGCGTGGTGAACCGGACAGCAGGCGCTGTCGGAGACGCGGCAGTGCGAGCCATCACTGGCAACCCTGCGGCCACAGCAGTAGGTGTTATTGACGAGGCCAGCCGCATGGGCCCGCTTGCTGTGATGCAGCGCCCCAATGTTGTGAGCACTCGGCTGCCGACCGCCAAGAAGGCGACCGAAGATCCGCTGGCTAACAAGCTAGTGATTGACCTGGCAGCATCGAAGACCGACCCAGAGGCCTTTGCCCACAACGTCAACCTGGTGCGCCAGTACCCCAACTTCGCGTCAAAGTCCCGCAGCCCGGACAAGGCGGCCAACGACTTCATCGACGAGGTGAAGAACAACCTGCTGTTCCTGTACGACCAGGTGCCGCAGGCCACCCGCGACCGCAGCAAGCTCTGGTATGACGGCGCCCGCAACATTGTGGACACGTGGTCGCCGCAGTACAACGTGCCCGACCAGGCTATCGCTGGCGTGCTGGCCGTGCTGTCGCCGCAAAAAGATTGGTTTATGAACGTGAGCCTGGGCCAGCGGGTGCTCGACATTATGACCGGCCAGCAGGCGCATCGCTGGGATGAAGGCATGACGCAGATGGCCAAGGTCATTTGGGACAAGCCGCAGTACGCGCCGATGCTCGACGCAATCAAGGGCAAGACCCTGGCCGAAATCCAAGACCCTGGCCTCAAGGCCATGTGGCTGCGCACGTATGACCAGGCCTACCTGCCGCGTGAGCACCAGATCGTCACGCCCGAGGGCACGTTTGCCGGGACCAGACTCAACGCCAACGGTTCGCCGACGAAGACTGGCTGGGGCTCGCTCAACGAAATCGGCAAGGCTGTTGTGATCCTGGATGACCCGCAGCTGTCGACCATCAGTGCCAACCTGGGCGGTCAGCACAAGGTGCGCAACTTCTACAACAACATCTACGACCCCATTGACCCGGCTGGCCACGTCACCATTGACACCCATGCCGTGGCCGCCGGCCTGCTGCGCCCGCTATCTGGCAACAGCCGAGAGGTGATGCACAACTTTGGCTCCGGCGTGTTGGGCGAGGTCGGCCCGAAGAACAGCTCGATCACCGGGGTGCAGGGCACATATGGCCTCTATGCCGAGGCCTATCGCCGGGCCGCTGCAGAGCGCGGCATTCTGCCCCGCGAGATGCAGTCGATCACCTGGGAGGCGGTGCGCGGCCTGTTCCCCGATACGTTCAAGAGCCAGGCCAAAAATGTCGAGAAGATCGACGGCATTTGGCTACAATACCGGAAGGGTCAAATCTCCCTGGAGGAGGCGCGCAATGAGGTCCTCAGAGCAGCAGGTGGAATCGATGCCCCCGAATGGGAGCGGGCCGGACTACGTCCTCAATCTCCTCAAGCAGTTCAACCTGCCGCTGACCAGGGACAACTACCTGGGGCTGGCGTACCCGGACGGGGCGCCGCCGGACCTGGACGAGACCAGCCTGCCGCCGGAGATTCAACAAGCCTGAGCCGGGGCCGTCGCGCTCCGCAGTCTGGAGCTAAGTGATGGCCATCCCTTCCCTCGAGCAGCGCCTCAATTCCATACTGCCTGCCACCCCGGCAGACGCGGGTCCGATCGAGCCGCCTGCGCTGGAGCCTATGCCGGCCGAGCAGATGCCCCCGGCCGAGGAACAGCCAGATTTTGAGCCGGGCACGCCCGACATGGGCGGCGACCCAACGCTTATGGCCAGCGTGGGTGAGAAGGTGATCGGTGGCTTGGTGCGCAAGACGGTCACCCGGCAGGCGCCACAGGCTGAGCGCAGGCTGATCCCTGGCCTGGCCGACGACGCCATGGGCGAGGCCACCAAGGCTGGTCGGTTCAAGCTCATCCCCGAAGTGCCCGAGGCTGTGGCCACCCAGGTCGAGGCTGCTGTCTCCCGCCGTCAAAAGCAAGGCGCCCTGACTGGTAAGCCCAGCCCGCGGCCTGGCGAAGACGTCAAGGTCGAGCCTTTCAACCTGGCGCGCTATCAGACGCAAGACGCGGCGGGCGTGGTGGCCGGCGTGGCCGACGCATTGAACATCAAAACGAAAGCGGTCACGTTTGATGAGATCAAGGCAAAAGCTGCGGAGAGCGGTATCTCCGAGGCCTTCTTGTCGCGCTTGGTTGGCAACGACGGCAAGATGCTGCCAACCGCGGTTGAGACCTACAAAGCGCTCGAAGTGCTGGAAAGCTCTGCCAAAGAGCTCGACAGTCTCTTCAAGCTGGTGGCCGGTGGGGAAGCGACCGATGTGGATAAGCTGAGGCTGCGCCAGCAGATAGCTTTCCATGGCCTGGTGCAAAAGGGCGTCAAGGGTATGCAGACCGAGACCGCCCGCGCCCTGGCTGTCTTCCGCATCCCGCGTGATGGCAGCGCACAGATTGTGCGCCAGGTGCTTGACGAGTACGGTGGCGACAATGCGCTGCAAGACTTGGCGCGCAGCTATCTGACGCTGGAGTCGCGTGCTGCCCAGAACCAGCTCATGGAACAGTCCATGATGAGCGGGATCAAGGACGTCTGGTTTTCCACGTACATCAACGGCCTGTTGTCGTCGCCGGTCTCTCACGCCAAGAACATCATCGGCAATTCGGCCTTTGGTCTGTACCAGATCCCCGAGCGGTTGGTCGCTGCTTTCTATGGCAATGTGCTGCCGCAGTCGGTGCGCAGCTGGCGCTCGCTGGTGCCGGGGTCTGAGGCCGAAAGGGTCGGCATGGACGAGGCCCTGACCATGGTGCAGTCGCTGCGCAACGGTCTGGTTGAGGGCCTGCAGCTGGCCTCGCGTGCGTGGAAAACTGGCCAGCCCAGCGACCTGATGAGCAAGATCGAGATGCAGCGCGGGATGGATACTCCCAGCATCTCATCGGCTGCCTTTGATATTGCCCCGGACAAGTGGCTGGGCAAGGCGCTGGATTACTACGGCACGGCCATCACCGTACCAGGCCGGGCGCTGATGACCGAGGATGAGTTCTTCAAGGGCGTGCTGTACCGCATGGAGCTCAACGCCCAGGTGACGCGCCGCGGCAAGGCCGTGTACCGTGAGGGCATCGCGGCTGGCATGAGCGAGACAGACGCCATGGCCAAATCGCTGGTCGAGGTCGAGGGCCTGCTGGCAAACCCGCCGCGGGATCTGGACGACATGGCCATGCAGTTCGCGCAGAAGGGCACATTCACGTCCGATCTGCCGCCTGCTTTGAAGGCGCTGCAGGGGGTGTTCAATCACCCGGCCCTCAAGGTAGTGGTGCCTTTCTTCAGAACACCGGCGAATATCGGATTGTCTGTGATTGAGCGCACGCCGTTTGCCCCGATCTCCAGCGTCTGGCGCGAAGAGATTGCCAAGGGTGGCGTGTACCGCGACATGGCCCTGGCCAAGGTGACCCTGGGCTCTGGGCTGCTGGCCACGTTTGCTGCCCTGTCGGCTGAAGGCCACATGACAGGCAGCGGCCCAACCCGCAAGGCAGACCGTGAGGCGCTGATGCGCACGGGCTGGCAACCGTACAGCTTCAAGGTCGGCGACAACTACTACAGCTATGCCGGTTTGGAGCCGGTCTCTGCGCTGCTGGCCATCGCTGCCGACTATGCCGAATACGCCAGGCACGAGCCCGACAGCGACAAGGTCGAGCAGGTGTTCCTGGGCGCGACCTATGGCCTGTATGAGTACCTCAAGGAGCAGCCCTATCTGCAGGGTGCAGCCGAGGTGGTCAACGCGCTGGGCCTGGGGCGCAGCACTGAGGTGGACGGCAAGAAAGCGGTCGACGGCCTGGTCAAACAGTTTGGCGGCTTCCTGATTGGCGGCTCGCCAGCCGGTGCGTACAGCTCCCTGGTGGCCAGCATTGAGCGTCTGTATGACCCGACTGCCAAGGACGTGCGTGCCAGCCCTGAGCTGCCCATGGGGCTGCGCGGGTTTGTGGAGGCTTTCAACCGCTACCGTTCACGCCTGCCGGCCTTCAATGACAGTCTGCCCGAATCGCTCAATCTGTGGGGAGACCCGATTCAGCAAAGCCAGGGCAAAGCCTACGAGATGGTGCTCCCGACCCGCGTGAGCCCTGGCCAGTTCTCGCCCGTAGACGACGCGCTGGTGCGCATCGGTTCTCCGGTCGGTATGCCTGAGCGCAAGCTGCAGGGCGTCGAGCTTGATGCCTTCCAGTACAACCGGCTGTTGACCATCTACGGCAAAGAGCTGCCCAGCAAGCAATCAATCGGCGACATCATGCTGCAGCCTGGTTTTGCTGTGCTGTCTCTGGACGAGCAACAGAAGACGGTGCAGGGCGTGCACTCCAAGTACATGGAAGTGGCACGCAAGCAGCTGATCGCTGAAGACCCGGTATTGCAGGCCAAGATTTTTGAGCTCCAAGAGCTGCGCAGGGCCAACGGGATCTACTACAAACCCTAGCTAATTCGTACAATTTCCATCAGGAAGGATTGAATCATGGGCGTGCCAATCAATAACGTCTCCCGTCGGGTGGTATACGCAGCAAGCGGCACGGGCCCGTATGCGTTCACATTCGAGATCTTGGCGGCCGCGGACATTGCGGTCTACAAAGACGACACGCTGCTGACGCTGACGACCGACTACACGGTGACGATCAACGCCAACGGTACTGGCAGCATCACGTTGACGGCATCGCCAACTGGCGCCACGCAGATCGCCATTGTGGGCAATCGCACAATTCAACGCCTGACTGACTTTGTGACGGGCGGCGACCTGTTTGCCAATACGATCAATGACGAGCTTGACCAGCAGACCATCTTTGCCCAGCAAAACGCGGAGGGTTTGGACCGTTCACTGAAGGCCCCGCAGACTGACCCGACCAGCATCAATATGACGCTGCCGCGGGCGTCTGTCCGCGCCAACAAGACGCTGGCATTTGACGCAAACGGCAACCCGACAACCGGCGAGGTGATCGGTGACAACCGCGGCAATTGGGCCGCTGGAACCGCGTACAACAAGCGCGACATTGTCAAGGACACGAGCAACGGCAACATCTACTACGCCAATACGGCGCACACGTCGAGCGGCTCGCAGCCGATCAGCTCGAATGCCGACTCTGCCAAGTGGGATCTAATTGTCGACAACGCTGCGGCTGGCGCATCGGCCTCAGCTGCGGCGGCTTCCGCATCGGCCGCGGCCTCGAGTGCCTCGGCTGCCTCGACGTCAGCGAGCAATGCGTCGAGCTCGGCTTCAAGCGCTGCCAGCTCGGCGTCTGCTGCGTCTACGTCGGCCAGCAATGCCAGCACGTCGGCGACCAACGCCGCCAGCTCTGCAAGCACGGCTTCGACCCAGGCCAGCAATGCGGCGACAAGCGCCACGAATGCCGCAAACAGCGCGACCAGTGCGAGCAATAGCGCCAGCACGGCCACGACCCAGGCGACCAACGCCAGCAACAGCGCGAGCTCGGCTTCTACGTCTGCAACCAATGCGGCCAACAGCGCCAGCAGCGCATCAAGCTCGGCCAGCTCGGCGAGCTCAAGCGCCAGCAGTGCGTCTACGAGTGCGAGCAACGCGGCCTCGAGCGCGACCGCAGCTGCTGCCAGCGCCACGTCTGCGGCTGCCAGCTATGACAGCTTTGACGACCGCTACCTGGGGGCCAAGACCAGCGACCCGACCCTGGACAACGACGGCAATGCGCTGCTGACGGGTGCTCTGTATTTCAACAGCAGCACGGGCGAGATGAAGGTCTACAGCGGCAGCGCTTGGGTCTCCTCATTCTTGACCACTGGAGCACAGACCATCACCGGCGTCAAAACGTTTGCCAGCAACCCGATCCTATCCGCAGGAACCGCCAACGGAGTGGCCTACCTCAATGGCAGCAAGGTGCTGACCACGGGGAGTGCGCTGACGTTTGATGGGACGAATTTGGGGGTTGGAGTTACTTCTGTTGGTGCAAAAATTCAAGCGGAAACGAACGCATCTAGCGGGGATGCGGCGGTTATAGCCGTAAGCAAAACAGGGCTTGGATACACGACAACACTTGGTTATTACGCAAGCGCAGGGACGGCCACAGCAGGTGTCGTAAGGTCGGCAAACAATTTGCCTTTGGCGTTTGAAACTAACAACGCCGAAGGTATGCGCCTGACCTCTACCGGGTTGGGCATTGGGACGAGTTCGCCTGCGTATAAGTTGGATGTATCAAGTGCATCTACGCCTGTTGCAAGATTTACTGGCGCGGCTAACGCTTATGTGGATTTCACTGACGGCACGGTAACTTCAAGGCTGCAAAACAGTGGTGCGTTGCTATTTGGCACTACATCAAACCACTCCTTATTGCTGAGAACTAACTCGACAACACAAGCAACGCTGGATACCTCCGGCAACCT